CAGCCTTTCCTACCTATGGTTTAGTACTGCTTTCCTTAGCATCCTTGGTAATTTTAGATCAAAGTGTTCCCGTTACTCAAGCCTCAGAATTACCGATGTGGATGCAATTTTTACTAGCTGATGGATTTGCTTTAAGCGATAACTACAACGGATCACTCCAAGGATTTTCCCCTCAAGGACTAACCTATGCAGACGGTGTTATTTCAATTATCTTTTCACCTGATGCAGGCAACCAACTAGGGTTGTTTTCTCTAGTATCCGTGGAAAAACTAAGCTCTCCACCCGATAGTACAACATATATAGGAACTATCCCCGGAGGGATTAACAACGCTTATACAGGGTACTCCCTTACAATCAAGGGTTTTGTAAACGCTGGTAATAACGGGACATTTAACTGTCTGGGATCATCGTCTACTACGTTAACCTTAGCAAATCCGATGGGAGTAATAGAGGGTTATTCCCCAGCTAGTTCGTTAGGGGAAGCAGCTATCAATCCTACTCCCGCACAATCCCATATGATTTTAACAATAAATTTTGCTTTAGATCAAGTGTATGTGGATGTAGCTTTATAAATAGGAAGATAACAATGGCAATTACAGATATTATTTCACAGCTCGATCGGGATGAAGGAACAGTTTTATACGCATACCCAGATGATGATGGTTATTGGACAATAGGAACAGGTCATTGTATTGATAAACGCCGGGGGTGCGGTATTACTTTAGCTCAAAGCAACTCTATTTTGAATGATGATGTGACAAGTGTCGTGGCTAATCTCAACGCTAATTTACCCTGGTTCTCAAAATTAGATGTAGTACGACAAGGTGTTCTTATTAATGTAGGATTTAATGTAGGCGTCCATGGACTACTCGCTTTTCACAACACCTTATCATATATGCAGCGAGGGGAATGGGACGAAGCAGCGTCAAACTTGCTACAAAGTGCCGCCGCTAAAGAACTCCCAGCCAGATACGGCCGTTTAGCTACCCAACTCATAACCGGAACTTGGCAATGATTTACGCTACGCCCCACGGTTTATAAATCACACACTCCAGTAGCTTTTCCTTTTGTGTTGGGAAGAATATCAGACTCATCTTCTGGGTGGCGTATTTTCCCTAAAGGGTCAGCTGGGGATTGCCCTACTGGGGAACCAGCTGCTGTCATTTTTTCTATAGCAGCATCATCAATGTGAGTAGACCTATTTTTTAGAATGTCCCATAATTGAAAAACAGCTAGACCCTCTTCCGGATGGATGCCGGAAGAGGAGTGCTTCTCAATTACATGGACGAGATATTCGAATAGTACATCCGGTAATTGGATTACGCGCATGCATACTAATACTGTGCGAGATTAATTTTTCGCTAATGTTGGGAGCATTAGCGTAGGCGGAGGTAAATTAAAAGCTGTCAAGGGTAGAAAAATCTCAGGCTCATCGGAGGTTAGCAGCTTTTTTAGGGTTATATTTGGGTTGACATTCAATTCATGCGTCACAATTTTAACCCAAGGTTTCCAGTTTTGCGCGTAACGTTTTGCTACTTGAACAATTGTCATGTTGGGATTGAAGTGCTTTGATCGACCATCAATCATTTTTTTGATTTGATCATTCAAAGCGTCCCATCCGGCCTTATCTGTTTTGAAAATAATGTGTCCACCTTTACCTATAGCCTTTTGACCTGGAAAAGGATGGAAGTTTGGGCGACTTTTTATGTCACCTGGGTTATGGTATTTCGCTGGAATAGAATGTTTAACATTGAATCCTTCTGCGTGTGCTATCGCAGATGCGAATGAGTCAATCTTTTGCTTGTCATACGTTTGTGCAGCCACCAAAGCGGGAAGCACCCACATGGTGACGAGCAACAGTAATGCTCTCATATAATCTCCGTTATTCTGAATTACAAGATTTTGTAGCTACTTCGTCCACCGTAAAGCATTGAATTGGTAGGACTTATATTTTGTTTTCCTCCATAAACACTTTTAGGAGCCATTCGGTCGATCAATGACCTGAAGCTCCCCATCGAATATAATACCCTAAAATGGGGAAAATTGTCAATATTTTATTTGAATGTCTTTATTTTCAACAACTTAATGTAGCTTGACTATTCATTTCTTTAAACGAGGATAAAATTGTGCCTGATGTTTATAAAACTTTCTCGATAACCCAATCTGTTCCTGGCGGTCCGTCAAAAGAACAGCTAGTGGGGGTGGTAGTCACCAGTAGCGGCGTTGCAGATTCAGGTAAAATCGTCTCTTTAAATGCGTTGGGAATTATTGACCCTACCCTCATTTCCCCCACGGGATCCATAGCATTTAATGGAATTCTCAGTGGGATAAACACCACAGCGAATCTAGTTGTAGGCTCTGGTGCTACTTTAGGCCCTACTGGCTCTGGTGTCATCAACGCCACAGAGATCAATGGCATACCAATTATTGGAATCCTAACCCATGCTGGACAAATCCCCATTTCGCAACCAGGTAATGCAACGGCTGTTTGGGCTGATCCTTTAGTGCAGGGAATTCAAGCTGCGGGTACAAGTGCAACTACAGTTAATCCCGTTTTAGTCGCTGGAGTGGATGCTGCCGGGGCTATGCTTAATATCTCAGTGAATGGTGACGGCGATCTTATTGTATCTCAACCCGCAGCGGCCGGTTTAAACGCCACAGTTGTTTTTCCCAGTGCTCAGCATGTAATCGTAGATTCAGGGGGTGGGGGAGGAACCCAATACACCGCTGGAGCATCCGTAACCACACCTACAGGCACAGTAGCGATGGGGCAAAACGCTAGTAATGTACTGGAACCTTTATTTTTAGATACAAATAAAAATCTTTTTGTAATAGAATACAAAGATACAGGAAGGGTTTATTGCGTATGGTTTATTGATTCTATCGCTACCACTACATCCGAGACTTTGATTAATGTTGGTGCCAATCGCGCAGGAACCGTTAGTTCTCCAGCTACTACTTATACTGTGACAACTGGGAAAACTTTACGAATACAGTCTTTTTGCGCGTCAATTCAAGAACCTAGTTCTGTTGTAGAATATGTGAAATTGCGTATACGATCAGCGAGCACTGTAAATGCTTCTTCTCCGGTTGTTCTTGGATTGTTACTAAGTACTTCTGGTGTAACAAACAACGCGGGCTACGGAGAGATTAGTATTCCAGATGGTTTAGAGATTGCCGGGGGACAAGAAATTGGTATCAGTCAGTTGAGTGATACAACAACCGCAAATGTCACTTTTACTCTAATTGGATATGAATACTGATTACTATATATATATTGTTGGAATGTGCGGCTCGTAAAGTATAGTATCAGTCTGCGGTAATGTTAAAGTTCCAGGTATGGCCATTCCTATATACATTACCCACCCTACTTGAGTGATGAGAGTTGTATAGTCTTGAGTCAATACACCATTCAACCCCGCATAAACAGGTTGTCCAACAGTTAAAGTAAGACCTGGTATCTGCACCGATTCTCCGTAAATCGTATTAACACTTACCATACTCCCCGCAGCTGCGGAAGCGATTGTAATTCCATCAGGATTCGGAGATAAAATTGATCCGGAATCATCAATCGCTAAATACACATTCCCTGTGTCTGATGCTGGACCGTAACTCGCGTGAGTATATGAAATAAAGGTAGCTGTAAATGTATTTGTTGTAATTCCGGTAATAAGAGCGACTTGATTATTAACAAAGCTGGCTGCATCAAACCCAGAAAATACTATCAATTGCCCCATAAAGAAATGATGTGTAGTATCTACAGTAATCATAACCACATTAGGGTTCGTGATTTGAATTAAAGAAACACCAGGAACAAATGGATCCACTGGTACTACATTTCCATTTGGTTGAATAACTTGTACAACCGTAGCCGCGGGTACGGGACTGCTTACCCAAGTGGGTAAGGAATTAACCATAGTAAACATGGTGGTAGTATCACTAGGAGTTACAGGAGGAGAACCGCTGCTAGTAGTTTGAGCTCCTGTTTGAACCAGGCTAAAAAAACTCTGGGGTATAACATTTTGGGGTACCCCATTATCTTGATTGGCGATAACTTGCACCACATCTCCTTGAGCAAAACTACCCGCAAACGAAAATGGCAATGTTAAACTTGCATTGGCTGATGTCGTAGTTACAGATGTAGTAAATATTCCAACACCGTTTTGATTTATCGTAACATTATAAGTTCCGGCAACTGTCGCAACCCAATCCAATTGTCCATAACCAGCATAATCACCTGCGGCTTGAATTGTAAAAGTAGTGGGATTAGTTACATTTCCCGTGTAATCGTAATCCCCCAAAGCTGAATTTGTACTGTCATCAAATAGAACAGGAATACTCGCCCCCGAGGGTACGGTTGTGGTATCATTCACAGCCGTCACATGAAACCCTATTTGTTGGGATTGTGCCAAGATACTTTGAGCATTTGCAATTTGTCCCGCAATTTCATTTTGGAAGTTGTTTTTGAAAGTTTGTAGGGCGGCGTAGCTTATGTTTGTACGTAGCATGGCCATCTGCACTGGAATAGGTTGTCCCTGTACATCGGGGCGTGCAAGAAAAGTATTAGGGTCAAAATCTATTGGAGGATTGATCCAACCCCCTGTAGATGGGGGAGAACCATTGTCAGTGTAGGATACTATAGGTGCGATTGGGATACTCAGCAAGGGGGTTCCAGGCGTCCAGGATCGATTTCTACTCGAAGTGTCTACTTGTAGGGCGTTATATGCCGTAGCATCAGCTAGGGGGTTTAAGGCTCCGTTCAATGTACCAAAATATGTGATTACAAATTGAACAAGATAAGGATCTTGAGCCAGAAGAATTTTAAGATTGGTAGCAAAATCGCGCCAAAACTGGCTAAATCTATCGACTAAGGTTGCTTGTGCAAACTGATTGTAAGTGTACCGGTTCCCCAAACGAACTGATAGATATCCAACATCGTTTTGAATATTTATAGTTGCGGCTGCTATGACAGCGTTCAATTGCACTGTCATAGAACTAGGGAATGTAATAGGCGTAGGAAAATCTGCTACACCCTCTCCTAAAATCAAAGTGCTAGTTGTAGTTGAAATAGCCGTAGGTGTGTAATCCAAATCTGATCCAGTTACATTCGAAAGGTAATTGGCGTTTTGATAAGCATCCCATGTTTGATTTCTGGTGTAACCTAATAAAGAAGCTTCGATATATGAAAGTTTCCACAGCAGCGTATTTCTATCTCCTAAACTTAAGCTGTTAAGGGTAGCGATCAGAGGTATGTTGTTTGGGGCGTTTTCATACACAGTATTTAGAGGAATAGGTGTCTGCCAGTATGTGGGATTCGTGTCTGGTTCATACCCTGTATTGATTTGCAGAGCTATATACAAATTTCCATTGTAAGTTACCACGTCATTTACTTGGTATGCTACTGTAGTTCCCCAAATACTCATGTACTCTACACCATTTCCACTGACATTATTGTAAGGCACAGGAGTGTTCTGCAAATAAGTGATGGACGGTTGAATGTATTGTTCGTACACGGATTCAAAATTTGGTAACCAATTGCCACCCCGCCCGATGTGCGTAGCATTGAGGTATAAAATCCACGCGCTGGTTATAAACGGATCATAATTATTGGCTACGATATTACCTAATGTGATGAAATGAATTAGGTCTTTGCGCAACCCTGCTGCCCTAACTGTATAATTGGGGTTTGAGTAATCAGCATCTGTAGGTTCTACTGTATCCCCTCTCAACACCGGTGTAATGGATACAATGTTGTTCATGTAAGTAGCTGCGGGCATTAAATAATTATCAACAATAGTATGGGGGTCGGGTACCGCTCCATTCATTGATGTATTAGGATTAAATGTAGGTCCATAAACTGGGGATGCCCCTGGTGCTGAGGATGAAGAACCCCCTAAAGGTGGAATATACTGCGCCGTACCGAGCATTAATCCACTATTAGTCGTAACAGATATCGGAATATTATTCCCCAATGCCCCTGAATTAAATAATCCAGGAATAGACAACGAACATTGACTGAAAGAAAAATTGAAATTGAATGATGGAGGCGTAGCAAACGCTTTAGCAAAATTAGCTAACGGAGCAAAATTAAAACCGTTCCAATTCCACATACCCTCAGGTAAAAGATTGGGGATTGATGGACGAGCTGGCAGTCCCCAGTTACAAACATTGTTCAGCAAATTTGCTAAAGCATTTGAATTAGTCTGAACCATTTGCAGCATGCTTTGTTCAATAGACAGAAGCATAGTAAGGTTCTGCTGAATTGCTTGAGCAAGTCCAGTAATTTCTTTTTCAAATTGGGCTACAGTTTTTAGGATACTGATAGAGTCCGCGATGTATTTAACCGCACGAGGACCGTGTTGGAGCTGTCCGTCTACAGCTAAAGAATTCATATGGGTGTAGGTTTGAATGTACTTTAAGGCTTGTTGTTTTTTCTGAAGAATCCAGTTATTAGCGTCAGCTATACTTTTTTCTAGGAAACGACCTTGCTCCATGGCAGAGTGGTAGTATTGCTCAATCGTAGGATCCCCAAGAGGATTTAAACGATTCACTTGTCCTTTGGCTTTGATCGGCCACAAAAGCGCGTTATTTTCTGCCTGTGTTAGTCCTGGTATGCTGCCCATTTATATTCTCTCTGCCTTACGTTTAAGCACGCCGTATTCTGCTCGTCTTGAAAGAGTAGGCTGTCTCCACTATATCCCCTTATCTTTTCAAGAAATTTGATTTTCATTGCTGACATAAAGTCCATTATTATCCACAGAATTTGGAGCTTCTCTCTTATCGCTAACAAGAGAAGCACTAATCGCATTCATCTGTGTTTCAATACGATCTGTTTTTACAATACTTCTCGCTGTTGTACATTCTGTAATTATATCTCCCCCACAGTTGTACTGAAGGTGCCCTTTATGAGAGATGTCAACATCACCAATAATATTTAATCGCATGGCTTTTCCTTGTGCGTTAGGAAGTATAGTAATCTCAATCCCGCCGTCTAAGGCCGCGGTAATAGAACGCCCCTGATTGTCTTTTCCCAGTGCTGCAACTATTCCACCGGCTAAGTCTAAAAGCAACGATTGCCCAGAATCTGGATTTGAACCCAAACGCAATAAAGCATCTCGCACAGCATGCAAATCAAGAGATTGCCCATGAGCATCCATGTTGATTACTGGAGAACCACTCCATGCGTATGGGGGAAAAGGATTAAAGTCAGTTGTCCCCGAATTTGGCGGGGGTGTTCCTACTTGAGTAAGATCATGGAACCGATAAATATTATCCCCGGCTCCGTAGGTGGGACGACCCGGGCTCTTGGAGTCTATGCGACCATGGAAAGGTTCCCCACAATCAGTACCTCCGCCATAAGGTCCTGTAGGAGATTCTGGATAAGCGGTTTTACCAGGACCATCGGAGTACCCATTAATCAAATGACGGCGTAAAGATGCTGGATTCTTAGCCCCCAAGCGTAGTACAGCGCCTCCATCCGTAGCAGCGCGAAGAGATATATTCTCAGCACCCGTTTTCATAGTTAGGCTACCGGCGTCCCCTGGATTCAATTTGTGTTCGGTCCAGAACTGTAAAGTACGAGTCGCCGGAATATCTCCATTACTTCGAATTTGAGTCTGTACTGTGCGACGAGAATTCGGAAGAGATGCATCATCCGCCCCTAGACGAATTACAGATTGCCCTAAAATTTGAGCGTCCAAAGCATCTTCTTCATCTCTATTTTTACCGATAACAATTTTTGCACTACCTACAAGGTGCGCTTCTAAAGAACGGCCAGCACCGTGGGGGTGTTCATATCCACCTTGCCAATGCTTTAGAATATTTTCTTTAGGTAAAGTCGATCCGATTTCCAAGCTGATAAAACCCTCTTTCGTTACATCCAATCGCGTAGTGTTTTGGTCATAAGGGAATCGTATTGCTAGACAAGATGCTGCTAAACGAGCTTCTTCATGATCCGCGGAATCCACAACTGGCAAATATCCTGATTCCACATCTGCTCCAAAACGCCCGCAGTAATTATAAGGGAATAGAACAGGCTTCAACACATGACCGTAAGTTGCCTGGTCAAAAATATTATATCCAACCAAGGTGCCTTGAGATTTTTCTACAATAAAAGCTCTACGTTGCGGGGTAGGTCCTTCATTAAGTGTTGGACCCACGGCTTTTGCTCTATCATCAAACGGATCATCCCAAGTCTGGGTAATCATGTAAGTTTCGTTATCGTAAGCTACTTGACCGCTGGGAGAGGTTACCTTAGTGCGTGCCCATGGGTCTGCGGTAGAACCTAATACGGTGTTAAACAAACTGGTCTGTAATACTTCATAAGGCATGGGATAATCAAGAGAGAATTCCTGCGTCAATTCTGTGTGTTCAGCGAAAGGAATTACATCCTGCTTCCCGCTAACATATCGATCTGATGGTTGGGCTCCGGGTTGCAGGTAGGCTACATATTCCATTGTCCCATCTGGGAGAATCACAGGGATTAAATTTGATGCCAGAGGGCGATTCACTGACCCCTCAAAAGATACCCCAGCATCGGTATAGGAGACCCTACGGGCCGCTATCTGAGTCCATTGACGCTTATCCGCATCCGTTTTATCTCTGCTATAATCGGCTGCTTGTCTATCCCAGCCGGTATCCACCTTTTCTGACGCCCCACCTGTATAAGCTGATGTTTTTTGCCCTGGGAACGCCTTTCGATATACACCTCTCAGACGGTCGCTATAACCTTGGATTCGGGTGCCGGATATTTGTCTAACCCCAACAGCATCTATCCCAAGATACCTATCCATATGAATCCAGCTAATTATCATCACCTGACGAAAACCTTTATCGTAAGCAAAATTACAAGCAATTCCCATAGAACCTTGTTCGGGCATTACCATATCGTATCCTTGTGATGAAGTGGACGCGGATGGAAATACTTGAACATTACCATAAATAAGGCCATCTTTGACATCTTCTACTGTCATTACTTTACGCTCATAGTCAACAGTAAGAACTTCTACAATGAAAATATCGCGGTGGAGGCTTTCATTTGTTCTTTCAAATGATGTAGGTGGATAAAAATCCGTATTTTTTCTTAGTAGCGGCATATTATGGTGTTATATCTACTGGTAAATTACTCGTTGTAGTTTGCGCTGGACCCAAAGTTTGAGCTATAGTACTAGTTGAAGCTGTAACCTTAGTTGTAGTAAGTCCCCCAGCATTTGCGGATCCCCCTGGTAAGGTCAGTGTAGCAAATGACTGCTGTGCATTAGCCGCACTGTTTTGAGCAATTAATAATTGTTCTTGCACCGCTGGGATTGGAGCTACAGTCCCAGATACTAATACGCTAACTAGCTGCTGTTCGGCCAATCCAGCGTTTTTAGCGCTAACTAAACTAGCGGCCAAGGCGTTTTCTGGTTGAGCTGCATTTAACAAATTACTATTAGAACCTGGTTGACTGTAATCTAATACTATTACAGTAACATCTGGTTGTATGGTATTTGTCGAATTTCCCCCGGTATTCGGTGAATTTGGAGCTGATGCTGAAGCTGGTGAAACCGATGTAGGTGTAGTATTTGTACTTTGTTGGGTAGCCATGGCCGTGGATAACATAGTCGATGGGTCACTTGTAGCCGTTGGAGTACCTAAACCAGCAAACAAAAAAGCCTCCGTACTTTGAAAAGTTGTCTCATCTTGTAAATCTTGCCCATTTAACCCGTTAGTCTGAGGAATATTAATCCACCCCTGTTCGGTTATTTCACTGATGATTGTGTTGAGATCTTTCCATCTCCCCCATGGAAATGGGGATATTAATTCATATCCTTTATCATCTGTGTAAGGAATAACAGAATTTGGATTACCACAAATATCCTTTACATAATCTCCATCCGCTGGTCGGCCTGGATAATTTGGGTCTTTTGCTCTTCCATTAAAATACCCCGTATCATTTACGATAACATAAGTAGATGTAGGAGTACTGGCTTTATTACCTACGGTTGTTGCTAAGGTAGTGGATAGATAAGAATACACTTTTATTTGTTGATCTGTTGGACCAAATTTTGTTCCGTCAATGTTTTTCGTAACAGCGGGTAAAGATTGAGATACATTTAGCTCACTTGTCATATTAGTGTTTGTATTTTGATTACCCCCAGCGGTTTGTTGAATATATTGATTGTAACTTTGGGGTTGCGCGGGATCAAACACCGTAGCTGCGACTGGATTATTTGTCCACATATAAATTAAATTAGGGGCTGTGGTATAAGCGGAAAATTTTGTGGCCGGTGAATTACTAACATTGCCCGTAGTAGATGTTTGAGCTGTCTTAACCAAAACTCTAGGTCGGACTGTATCACATACTATGGACATTGTAGCTGACCCCCCAACCTGATAATTTATAGCTACAGATTTTATGTATGCGTACATATCTTTGTGGGGTATAAATACGGGGAATCCCAATTTCAATTCAGGGCGCATGGGAATAGTAAACGAGTAAGTACGGTACCCTCTATTTGTCCTAGCTGTTTCTGCGGCAGCGTGAGCGAATAGAGTATATTTGTCTCCCATTGTAAGCCAGGGTACTTGCTGCATGGGTTCTTCCCTAAGACCAAACTTTGCTAGTTTTGTGACATCAATATACTCCGCTACTGGCTTTGCGGGTGCCGGAAAATTGTTCCCCTGCCACGGCATAATATTTCCTGTTATAGTGGTGCGCGTGCGTCGAATGGCGCTTTGATCTTCTGTTTCCTGTTCTGTTAACATTTCTGATAAATAAACCACAAAAGGGTTATTTTGCGGGTAAATTTGAGTCAGAGGATTCGTCATACTATTGCTAGTAGATGGTGGATTAATGCTACTAGCAGACACTGAATTACTAGAGGTAGTTGTTGTTGGCGTCGAGCCTCCACTAAGTGCAGTAGATATAGATGATTGAACTAAACTGTCAAAATTTTGAGGGCTGGAACTAGTTTGTTTAGACCGAGTACCTAAGTTTGTGACATCCAGATTGTACAAAGGTGGTTTGATAATAATCTTACCATCAATATCTTGATATGCTTCAAAATCCATCTTCTTAACTACTTCACGAATAAGATCCAATCTATTAACAATAACACTCTCAGTAAGCTGTAAACTAGCGGGAGTTCTAAAAGGTAAAAATTGTTGTATTTTTTTATAATAAGGGGAGTTATCAGTAATCGTTTCAGTAAAAGTTTTTACGGGATGAGATGTAACACTAGCATACTTCTTATCTTTGTCCATCTTCCCTTTATTTTCATCTTCTTGTAATTGATCTAATTGCCCTAAAGTATCTTTGTCTGGCCCATAAATATGTACATCTTTAATCATATTCATCAAAATGGCTTGCCATTTCGCCATGTAACCTCTAGTAACAGCGGAATAAAACATATCACTTGGAGTTAAATAACCTCCATCTGTGCTCCTAACTGAACTAGCTTGAAATCCATCCGATTGAAAACCTGTTGTGAAAGCTTTTGCTAAGATAGTAAAACAATTATTATCTCCAAAAATACTTTGCTGCCAGGTTAACATACTCCCTAAAGTTGCCGCTGCCATTGCAGATGGGTGAACATTAATTTGCATCTTTTCAAGTAAGTGCATTGACCCTTGACATTGAATTGATATCTCCAGAGTTTTTCCATTATCGTTATAACTTATGTGAGATGTAATTCCCTTGAAAACCCGGCGATATACTGTATCTCCGTTTGATGCTAAGTAATATCCTTTAGCATATACTTGTACCTGCATCATAGTTTCTAAAAGATTGTTACCACCAGGCATTTTATACAAGTACCTTAAAAAATTTGGAACCTGCAAACCGATAGTGGCGTTGGGTACCATTATATCTGTATCATAAGAAGCGTTGAATGCTGTGACATGGTCATTAAAATTCACTAAAGTACTACTAGCTTTGGTTTTTGGATCGTCGATAAAGTAATTTGTCAAATAGGGGGTTCCCTCTAAATACACAATAACATCGGGAGCGGTCTTGATTATTTCTCTTTCTTGACAACTTTGGGACAAATTTCTAATAGTAGTAGCCGGAGTTTGGGATGGAACTGTACCCGTAACTCCTGTAGGTGATGTATTGGAGATAGGTAGTTGATTCGGGAGTGTAGAATTCTGCGTTTCTACTGTTGCACCTGTACCTGTAACGGTAACTGCGTTATTCGGATCAAATGGAACTGGAATAGCCATTTAAGAAACTCCGTTATAAAAATTAGACGCTGCCACACTAGTGGGGTTTAAAAGAAAAGATGTATTTGCCATATTATCTACGGATGTAGGAGCTACTTGTGGCAGGGTATTGTTAACATTAGCAGCCGCAACAGATGGGGAGACTAAAGCTGGTTGACTATTCAATGTACTAAACCCAACACTAGAAATATTGGTTCCTGGTATATTTGATGGAGGTAAATTAGCCAACGATGATACTGTAGTTGTACCATTTTGTGAAGTGGTAGCAGCCGAAGCCCATGCTCCATAAGTATGCCCTCGTTGTACATTATTGAGAATCAAATTTTGATACGGGGATGTGGAGCGAAATCTCTCTTTCCATGCGATAAAACTGATTTGAAAATTCATCAGCCAAGGTGCTTCCGCCGATTGACTAATAGTAAGGGAATCAAACATACCGTACCAAATAAAATTTCCTACCCACAATTCGACATCTTGGTGCATTTTGATTCTACGTCTGGTGAAATCCGCTGCGAGTGGGCCTTCAGCTGCTTGCTCTCCTTCAAACCAGTATCCGTTATTTTCAAACACCATGACCAAAGACTCTAAATTCCGATAGGAATCTGAAAATGGTTGAAACTGATCTGTAACTCCAAAGGCAAAATATTGGCCAGCGGTTTTACCGCTGAGATTTACTTGGAAAGAATCTTCTCCCCACACACCTATCTGCCAGCCAGCACGAGTCATAGCTTGCCCATCTAAAGTTTGTCGATTGACTTGAACCTGAGACGGGTTAATGAGAAATCGAAAAATAGCTGCTGGTGCATTACCATTTTGTTGTCCGGTGGATGTAACTCCGCGATGTGGTATACGAACGAGTACATAATCCACGAAGGGTTTCATCGCCCCCGCTGTAAAAAAATCGCTATATTGCACAAGACTTGTTCGACCGGTGGCAGCGTAACCCTTATCTTGAGGGGATTTTTGTCCCCGTGCTGTATATGCTTTTTCAATCTGACTACTGGTATCGCTGGGGCTAATAGGACAGGGAATGATGCGTTTCTCTCCGCGAATAGGCAGTTGAACAGGGGATGTTTGCGCCGAATTTCCCGCAGTTATATTGAAATCACTAAAATCGGTACTTACATTTGATCCAATATTGGAGTTGTTTGTATTTGTGCTCGCCATTAAATATCTCCCACGGGTCCTGAAGTTGTAGTTTGTACTGGACCTAAAGTTTGAGCTATGGTATTAGTTGCAGATGTAACCATAGTTGTGGTAAGACCTCCTACACTTGCGGATCCCCCACGTTCTGTCAATGTAACAATCGGCTGCGTTGTAGCTTGAGCCAGTAAATTAATCTTAGGGAGGGGTTGAGTGACTTGAAAATTGGGATAATACAATGATGTATAGGTATTCTCAACTTGAAATGTAAAAGAAAATTTCCATTGAAACGGGCTGTCCGCATCTTGGGTCCAATTCAAAGACTTGAAATACCCCAAATAAACATTGTTTCTATACTTCATCCCCACATACCCGCGTGTCATAACATCATTGTTACGCCCATGTTGTTGAAATGAACTGGCTCCTACTTTGGTAGACCAACCATTCGGGGCTTGTTGTTCTTGTTCGCCCATAGTTCCGTTATAACTATCCGTGTGATACCACACATTACCGTTCATTTGGAATAACTTCAAAAATTCTACAAAACAATCCTGTGCCGCTACTCGATAGGCTTCTGGGTTTTGGTTAATAGCCCTTTCTGTATCGGGATTGTTACTAAAACCAGCTCCTACCAATTTAGCTATCTCATCATTAATTTGAGCGGTGCTGAACCAATCTGTAATACCGTATTGATTCATAAACACTCCCGTAGTGCCGCTACCATTGATGAGATCCGGTTGCATACCCCAGAGGGTGATATGCATACCTGTACGCGATGGGGTGCGATTGTAAACATGCTTACTTGCTATTTCAAATGTAGTCATTGATGTGTTGAGTTCAATGACGATAGGTTGCTGATTAGTGGGGTTATTCAGCGTTTGTGTGGGGTCATTACGATCCAGGTATACTACAAAACTCACTGGTTGTACCATACCACGCGCATGAGGATTTCCAGTGACTAAATTTCTATCCAAATACCATGGCGTGGCGCTTAGACTTGGCTCCGGAACCTGTAAAGGCGGTGTAAGATCAGCCGCTGATAATCCGTAATTAGTACCGGTTGTGTTAGGCCCAATAATATTTCCTACTTGAGGCGCTACTGGAGTATTTAGTACATTAAACCGGGAAATTCCTAAAGTACTAGCAACTTGAGTTGCTGTATTTGGGTCTAGATGGTCCAAAAAAGCACCGCTTCCAAAGGTAGTCCAAGCACGGTAACCTTGGGCTTGGAAAATAGCGAAGGCTGCGTCAGCATTAGCTTGAGGATCTGTTATTACATTTTGGTCATACTGTGGCCAATAATGCCCATCTATTTGCCAAAGGCCTACTGACCCCCCAGGGTCGTCTGGATTATATTTATTGGGATTCCCACTACTCTCCGCTAAAGCAATAGCGGCCATGATGGGTATTTGATCTCCTGTAAAACCTGCATTAGCTGCAAAACCCTCTAATTGGTTGAAATTATATATTGTTGGCATATTGATTATTGATTATTGATTATTGATTATTGATTATTGATTATTGATTCCTATTTGGAAGTCCCCCATTCAACCAAGGAGCGATTGCCGGGTGCATCTGTTTACCTGCTTGTTCATTAGACACGCTTGCGCTGTCATTATACCCAGCATCTTGGTTAATTTGAGCACTATAAAAATTATATACAGTATGGGACACCGGTGGACCCGACGGAGACCCCCCAGCCCCTTGTGGGATCTTGTGTCCCATAAACCAAACGCCGGTATTTAAATCTGGATCCAAATCATCATTGGATTGGTTGCCCGATAATTTATCTAATATTTCCTGCATTTGGACATCGTTTTTAAACATTCCTAGGCCTTCATATTTTTTTAAGTATTCCACCAAAGCTGTATCTTTATCGATGGTGGTTTCCAAAAGCTTTTCTCTGTTTTTAACGGCATCAGTTTGATTTTCCGAATTTAATCGCTTTAGTGTTGCCGCTGCTTCAGCCGACTCTTTCCGGGCTGCATCCATAGTTTCAGGTATTTTGGCGTCTTCAAAAGCTTTTGTAAGCCTATCTGAATCAGTTGGGCCTCCAAAGATCCAACTATTAGCCATATGTTCTACGAAAAATATCAACTTATTAAGTAATGGGGCGATTAACTGTTCAAGAACATCAGAAGGAGATATTTCTCGTTTTTGAATACTTGCTTCGTCTTCTATAGACTTTGCTAAATCTGGATCTTTTATATCCATGGGCTTTAGGTTTTTTAATACCATTGCTTGGGTGCTTGGTAATTCTTCTACCAAAAGCTGTAGTTCACTAAGTAATTTTTTTGGGTTTGTTTGCTGAGAATCTAAAGCATCATATAAATCATCTGTTGATTTTGTTCCGTTTTCTACCTCTGATATTAATTCTTTACTAGCTCCTTTAGTCCCCAAATCTACAAGAAAAGGTCCTCTAGTTTTATTAGCTTGCCACAGTTCCCTAAATAAAGCTTTTCGAGCATCTTTTTGAGCTGCTACATCTTCTTTCCCTGCTCCAGGTAACCCTCCTGGCATTTCGTCAATATCTTTTATACGACCTGTCGCCATATCTTGAGAATTTTGTTGGATGAAAGCTACAGCATCTCCCTTTACGCCTATTGCATCAAGAATCTGCGTCAAAGCCATAGCTGCGCTAGGATTTATTGAACCGGTTAATATACTACTTAAGTCAGTACCAGAATACTTTAAGGCGCTTAGGACATTGTCTTGGGCGGTAGCTGCTGTTTGATATTGACTTCGTTGAAAAAGAGTAGCGCTAGCCGCACGACCTTCCATTGTACTCCCAGGTGCGTATGCTGCGCTTTGTCGAAGAGATAAAGTAAGATTGTTTAAAGCATCCTCAAGATTCTTTCTAGTTCTTTCATCTTGAACATTTGATACGGCTACTCTTTGAGCTTCAATAAGACTTACAGCTTTTGTTGTATCCCCTTTGGCTATTAAGTCTTGTATAGTAGATTTATCTATTTTATCTGCTCCTACCGACTGTCCGTTAGCATCTACTAACTTTCCACTATCTACTTCGTCATTATACATATCAACATAGGTTCCAGCTTCCTGTTGAAACCGTTTATTCCCTTGAATAATTTGTGCTGGGTTTTTTAAAGCTTCCTGCCACATAGTTTGAGCTAAATTTCCAGAATTTCTTTTGTCACCGCCTTGAGATAAAAATTCCATCATATCTTTTAAAGATTCTGAACTAATAGCTCCATAGCGACTAAGATTACGCATCATTTCTGTAGTAAACTCTAAAGAACGATTCATACGATCAAAATGCATACTTACTTCATCAATGATTTTTAAATATTTGGTAGTACTTATACCTGCCGCTTGTGTATCTTTATTTAGTTGAGTAAAAAACTTTTCAGAACTACGCATAGTCTGCCCATATTGATCTAACAACTTAAGTAATTCCGTTACTCCTTCTGTATCGGTCAAGCCCGCAACTCTAGCTGCCCCAAAAACTACTCTCTGTGCTTCCCCCAGGCTACCACGCATATACCCTCTATTTCCTCCCGGTCCTTGATTGGCTGTATCAGGGGCGTTATCTACCAAGGAACCCCCTATGTTAGTTCCACCCGCCGCTAAACCTCCAGCTAAATCTAAATTCCTTTCAAAAGTTATTCCCAGCCCCAAGCCCTGCCCCATGAGCCTTGGTGTTAAAGCATTTCTAGCTGTTTCAAAAGCTGTACCAGCTAACTCCCCTGCTCTAGCGCCAGAGAATAAACCAGCTTTTCCTAACTTCCCCTCCATTTCTTTATTTTGCTTTATGTAAGTTCCCATTAAAGCACTGAGTCCTACAATAACGCCAGCGAGAACTTCAAGAGGTATCATGATTTCCGGAGCAATTCCTGTAAGTGCTGTTATCGCCCCCTCAATACCTTCGGAAAGAGTGCTCATGGCCCCTACTACACCGGAACCTCCTTCCATTGCGGCGGTATATCCGATCCCTGTTGCACCTTCAGATTCGAATCCTTCAGCCATTGTTCCGGCTTTGAAATCAGCCGCTTTTTTACCTTTAAACCCCATTTTCTTCATTAAAAATTGCATACCTCTTTCGGTGGGTTTACCTTTTTCATCAAACTGACGAGGTTCTCCCGCTTCCTGCATTTTTTTCATTTCTTTAAAAGCGGCGTCTCGTTTATTTGTCATATGCTCGCGTGTCGCAGCAAGACGATGTTTTTTAGTTTCTTCAGTTTTATCCTTCAATTCTTGAATTTGTTCTAACCTACGGTCTATTTTATAATTAATCCCTTTCCCGATACCGACGGTTCCCAACATACCCATGATGCCTTTAAAATGCGCCAATGAAGGACGAAGTTGACTAAGTGCTTTAGCTAATGCTAAAACATTTTTTGTAGAATCGCTGACAATCTCACCAACCTTAGCTAGCTCTTCTTCATTTAGTTTAATCGCCTTACCTATTTCGCTATATACTTTTTTAACTTTATCCAATTCTTTGTTGAGCAACTCAGTCTCAGTTCTATTTGCTTTAGAGTCTTTTAAAATTTTGTTATATATTCCCATCAATTTTTCTAACTCTTTCTTTGCCTTATCTGTATCCCTCATTTGATCTTTACCTATTTTTTGAGCTTTTTTTGACCAGTTAGCTACCTCTTTGTAACTTTCTTGAAGATTGTCACTGTATTTCACAAAATCCTTCATAGTACCCACACCATCTGTAAGATGATCGACTACCTTATCAGTCATATCCGCTACTGTGGTAAAAGTTTTTTCAAGTGTCTCTCCTAAAGCTGCCATAGTGGTAGTGAGCCCGGATAAAACATTTAATGCAGCGGACAAATCTGGATTAACTGGTCCTTGTGGGTTGTTATTACCAGGTCCTTGCGGGTTGTTAGGATCGTCGGGCATTAGTTAGTTTTTTCCTTTTCTTCTTCTTTATATAAGTCTGAGACTTGATCTTCTAGAATAACTTTTTGTATATCATCCATTTGTTTCTTGGCTCGCTCAATCAAACGCGCTTCTGCTTCCGTCATGATTGCGGTATTAGGGAACTGCTCCTTCAAGCGATCTTCAACATTTTGGGAATGATTCATTACTACTTTCCAAAGAGTTTCTACAACTTCTTGCCCCCAACCCATGATGATGTTTCGCAGCACTACTAAATAATCTTTTGATAGACTCTTATCTGTGGGGTCGGAGACAAATCTTTGGTCTAGGGGAAGGTTACGAAGGTTTATTCCATTAATCCAAGAAATGGATCGAGAAAGAAGTTCTACCTTGACTCGTTTAATCCAAAGATAGCCTTTAAATTCATCCGCTGCTTGGATAGCCAACATTTCATCTGATGTTGGGATGTTTGAAATTTTTAATTGTAGAATATGGCTTCCACTTTTGACAGTGAGAATTTCTTCAAAATCCTCTAGACCAAATCCCCGAAGTCCTGCGATTACATCATCCAAGGATTTAGGTTTCTCAATCTCTGGGGTTGGTGGGGCTATTTCTTGTAATTCACTTTGTGCTCTTTCTACATTATCCATAAAGCTCCTGTTAAGTGGGGTTGCAGTTAAAAAAACCGAAATCACTAACGGTTAATACTCTTTATTTGAAAATTATCTCTAAAATGTTGAAAATATGGTCTTTACAATTAGCCAAAACCAGTGTTTTTGATGTATACTAAGAGTGGAGGGAAGATGAAAACACTTATTCGAATCATACTTGAGCAGTTGCTGATATTTAGTCTCCTGCTGATTGCCCCTGTGTTATACATCGTGGTTCCAATAATTGCCTTAGCAGTGACCTCCGACGGCGATTTGTTGGGTGGTTTAGCCTTCGTTTACTTGTTGTTTGGACCCTTTGTTGCCAGTTTTTGGATGGTCATCACGCGCATGTATAGTCGGCACCAGCGCCTTACCGCTGATGGTTCGCCATATCATAGCAGTTTCAAGGGTATGTTTATTGCGTGTGGCTGGATGATTGCTGGTCTCCTTTTATCCGCTGTTTTTGAATTTCTTTTTGTGTGGGTATTTCATTTCCCAAAAACTGGCGATACCATTGGGTGGATATTATGGTTTACTGCCGCTCCTTTTACTGCTTTCTCCCCTGTATTTTTAGGTTGGATACTTCGAGATCCTTGGCGCAACTGGCTAAAAAATCGAGAATGGGATAACAATATGAAAATTATGGCGGAAATTGGAGGGGAGTGTAGAGAAGGTAGCGTAACGTGGAACTGGAGGATTCAACATGGCTACACCCCAAAACCTTGGATTGATTAGCGGTACGACCTAAGCTTACTCAGCATTCCGTTAGTAGCATCCTGTTCAAAATTTTCTCTTTTCGAGGGTGGGGGATTTGGCGATCTCCCTTCTCGTAATGCTTGTTGACGCTCTCGGACTTGTTGATCCGTCATAATCACCGTTGTTTCAAAATTTATTCCCGCTGCGGTAATGCCCCTATCCTTGCGAATCTTCTCAATCTCCTGCTTCTTGGCTTCTGCTTCATCAATCATTTGACTTTGCCATGCTTCTATGACTTTTTCATGTTTATCTCCTTCCATCATACCTTTCATTTCCCGCATTAAATCTTCCACACTGTCGCCTACATGCCCCCAGCCGTCATTCTTGTTCACTTCCTTGGGTACACTGACAACTTTCTCCCATAGCTCGTCTGAGTTCGTCTCTAACGACCTGGCGACCCCTTTTAATTCGTTGGCTATAGGGTCAGCGCTCTTCCCAGCCCATGGACGGACAATAAATAAAGCGTTCATATTTTCTTCTAAGCGCTTTTTTGCCTGTTCCCTGTAATTGCAAAGAGTTACCCACATACTGGAATGATCGGGGGGTGCCATAAGATTGATGATTTTACTATCCGGAAGAGTGATGATTTTATTTTCGAAGGATGCCAATCGCTCTCCCTTCCCATACCACAAGGTTTCCGATGATTGGGTTGTAACATAGGCATTCAAATAGGGGAAAAGAGAAACATCATAATTGCTCATTTGGCGTATGACTTCTGTCAAACTTCGAATTTCAAATCCTTGCATAGATTCGATTTCTTCTTTGTTGAGGGAAGTCGCATGGAGTAGGGTTAAAGCAATGTAATCATTAGGTTCTCGTACCCAGCGCTTAAGTATTCGGCGTTCTTGGGTGTGTATACCACGCACCCAGCCGATTTGTTTATCCCCGCTCATTAAGGGACGAATACGAGCCCCGATTTCAATCAATTCCTCACAATTATCGGTAATTTCTCGCTTTACTTTTTCGACAATCTCAGCGGGAGCTTTTTTCAAATCCCCGTCAGCGATTCGACGCATTAATTCCATGCCCATCGAATTTTGACTACCGTGGCTTATCTGCATTTATTTATCCTCGGTTGCCTTTACAGCGCCCCTCATTCCTGATTTTTTGAGAACCTCTCGCTCCAGAGCACGTTGTTCTTCCAATTCTTTACGCCCAAATTTTGTCTCCATTTCTCTCTCAACTTTGTCCATTATTTGCTCGCGTTCCTCTTCTACTTTCTCAAACGTACGTACTAATTTATTAGGTTCCGGTGCTTTGTACAATCCTATGGTTGTAAAAACCCGCGGTTCCAGGAAGGCGGCCCGATATAAAATGAAAACTCTGTGGATTACTGATAAAGGTATAGCATTCATCACTTTCAAGCCTTCTTCTGGAGTATTAACTTTGAGACCCGATATTTCATCCAAAGCGTAGGCCAATTGAACACGCCGCTTATCTTGTTTCGGTGGGAATTTCATACTAAGCTCTTCTCGCCAGGACAACAAACGAAAAATAAATTCGTACTTCAACAACGAAATTTTCATTGTACTCATGCAATTTTGATGCTCATAGTCCCAATACCCAAAATCACTATCATAGTAAATACGAAGAAATCTCGAAGGGTGCAGTATTGAAAATAGTAGCATGGTCTCCGGGTTGCTCCGCGAGATTTGTTCTGAGGTAGGGCATCAGACCTCAACTGATGCCCCCTCGATTTGAGGAGAAATTTTGTCTACTAACAAATCGCAATTCGCTAATATCCAATTAGGCGTTAAATTACTTTTTCAACCCCATCAACTCGTTGAATGTCGTGTTCGTCTCACCTCTGGTCCTTGGCGTGGATTTTATTTCACCGATCATGGTCGCTTAGCGGATGTTGTAAATCAACTGGATCAAGACCCTCGTGTTACTTCAATTTATTATGTCATCAATCCAGTAAAAGCGAATCTATTAGTAGAAAGAGCGAAATGTACTTGTAAAATATGCGTTAAAGGTAAAGGTGGGTTATTAGTAGACAACCCCACAGACATTCAAGTTGAATCCATTTTAACTGGCCCCTCACAACATCTCACCGGAAATGAAGATGTAGATTCTCTTAATTGGTTATTTATAGATGTTGATACTGTACGTGCCAAGGGAATGGAGCATGAAAGCTCTACCAAAAAAGAAAAAGCAGCAGCATGTGGTGTAGCGAAAAGTGTACTCGCTTTCTTGGATGAAAAACAATGGCCCAATCCTATATTTGGAGATTCCGGCAACGGTTTCCATATTCTAGCAAAAATAAAAATGCTAAATATGATATCCAACACTCACATGTTGCTGGATTGCTTGAAAGTGTTATCAAAAAAATTCAATTGTGAGGCAGCCCATATCGATGACGCTGTATTCAATCCTGCTCGTTTAACTAGAGCCTATGGTAGTACTACGCGCAAGGGTACCAATACCCCTGAACGACTTTTCCGCTATAACAAACTTGTAGAACCCAGTAGTCCGATTGAAGAAGTCCCCCTGGAAAAAATCATTTCCTTAGGTAGCGAAATTCCAATATCCAGCCGTCGAACTAATGATATTCCTGAATTGGACCCTAAATTTGACCCTGCGGATTGGATCAAGTGGTACGAAGATCAAGGTGCTTTCTCTATTGAAGAAGAGCGTGATACCAGTGGATTACACATCATGGTTACCGATACCTGTTTAAATGCTGGGCATCGGCATACAGGGTCTACTTACAGCGGGTTTGTAGTAGGGGACAGCTTTGGTTATCACTGCTTCTCCGATGATTGTCCTGATGTCACTATCGGAACAATTTTTAAGATTTTACGAGAGACCTTGGATGAAAATGGCAAACAAAAATACAAGCCTTACCTGGGTCCTATTTTTAAAGATGATGGATTAGAAGAATTTATTTTGGAGTTCGCTGATGTTTTAGAAAAAACAGAAACATCTATCGAACAAGCTCAAGAAATTCAAATGGATAAAGTCATGGAAGATAGTCCATCCGATAAAGTGGAGGAAAAATCTACTACTCGTGATGCTTTGGATATAGAGTGTAACCAACAAGCAACAGATCTTCTAAGCATTATATTACACCATCCCGCAGAAGTATGGGAAGATGGCTTTATTTTTTATGTTAAACGAGTAAAAGATAAATTAGGATTTAACAATAAAACACCAAAAAAAGTGGGGTTAGGTGAGGTGGGTGTGCCTACATTAGGAATGCCTATAGGTGACACCATGTCTATGCTATTAAAATTTATAGATGTTCATCAAAAACTTCCAGATAAAGAAGCTTTAACATACTTTATTCAAGTAAATGATGATCCTACGGTTAAAAATAACAAATTTAAGGATGAGGTTATACATTTTGTTAATAACTTACCAGACCGTCCGATAAGTACTTTTGACCATACAGCACAACAATTCCTTAAAAAACTAGATTTACGCCATGAATATAAAGCATGGCGTGCAGCTTACAATCATTTCTTATTTACCGAAGGTGATATACAAGGGGCGAGAAAAGCTTTAAGAAAACATTGGAATATAAGTACAGCACAGGATACAACCTTCGAACAAGGTTCTTGGCAGGAAAACACTGAATCTATCTTAGCTGATTTTGAACGCGATCTTAGAGGAGATGATGATAGCCGGAAAATGATGCTAGGTTTCCCAATTATTGATAATTCTGGAGCAAATATTGGTTTAGATGGAGATCGTTACATATGTCTATGTGGACCATCAAATAACCGAAAAACCACAGCTGTTCTTTCCATAGCACTTAATTTAGCTATACAAGGACACCATGGATTATTTTTTGCTGGTGAACACCAGAAACCTAAGCTTCTTAAAAAATTAACTCTTCAACTTTCTCATTTCTTTAGAGATGATGAAGAAATAGGTCATATCCCAGGATTAAATAATTGGGAAGGATTGAAACGAACCGCCACAGAAGAAGATTTTGGTCATGTTAAAACCTTACTAACTAAGCTCCGTCTAGGTAAAATTGTACCTGGGCATTTAGAACCTCAAAATATTGATGCTCTCTCTCGGGGAGATGACGATAAGGTGGGGGCGTTACTTGCTTATGCAGAAGCTACATGGTCTAAGTATCAATGGACTTACATCGTAATTGACCCTATTGATACAGTTATGCCCGTAGGTGGAGATAGTAATCGTGATGGACAAAGTATCTGGGATCGTAAATCAGAAGTTATTGAAAGATTATTACGTTTTAGTCGTAATGCTTTTGGTGGAAGAGGTTGCGCAGTATTTATTACCGCCCAATATAAGTCAGATGCGGCTAGAGAAATTCAAGGGTTACAGGAAAAGAATGTAGGACCGGATAGGTTTGATGATGCTATCGCATCTGTGTTACGTCGAGATAGCAACATTCAAACCCTCACTACTATCATTCAAAAATGTGATTTATGTATAGGTATTGCCACATTAACAAAAAATGGAGATGTGGGTTTGATGGTGAGAGGTAGAGATCGTGAGGGTGGTAGAGATTGGGAATTAGAGTTTGAAGTAGATAAAGATTCTAATTATATGATGCAATCGAAACGTGAACGATCTTATAAAGTAGCAGCAGCTGAATCTTCAGCTCCTGTACATTTGGAACAGGTGGATCAATTATGAGTGAAATTTTGCCCGGATGGAGTTGGTTTAAATTCGATATAGATGGTTGGTTATCTAGTAAAGATGTCCAGTGTATGAATATGAATGATAGGGGAATGTATACCCATCTTCTAATTATTCAAGCACGCGATGGAAAACTTGATGCTGATCTTCGTCATCTTGCTAAACAGGCAAATGGTGTTGATTATAGATCGGTTAAAAGTTGGATGAAAAAATGGGGATATCTCTTCCCTATTATTGGGCTAGACCCTGACTTAATGGTTGCGCAGGCGCAGCGTCCGTGCAGCGTCCACGCTGCGTCCCCGCAACCTACATGCAGCGTCTGCGTTGCGCCCGCGTTACCT